TACTAAACTTGATTACAGAGTAAGAAAAGATATTACAGGACAAGTAACCTATCAAGATAGAAAGTTCTTCTACTCATCTAACGTAGGAACTACTGAAGTAAGTTTGACTGACTCTACTATTTTTGAGAGCAAGTCTTGGACAGTTGCTTACTCGCCCAAACTTAAGAACTTTATTTCTTTTTATTCTTATCTTCCAAACTTCTTTGTTCCTCAGTTAGGACACTTCCAAACAATTAAGAACTCAGGAGTAGGCGCAAGTATCTGGAATCATAACTTATCTGTATTTACTTATCAGACTTACTACGGAACTCTTTATCCTTACATTCTAGAATATAACGTAAACTCATTCCCTCAAGTATCTACAGTTAACTCTGTTACTTTGATGCAAGACATCCAAGAGTACTATTCTGATTACGAGTATTATTCTTTGTCTACTGCAAATAAAAAGAATGTAGCAAACTTTACTAAGGCTATCATCTACAACAAAGAACAGTCTTCTGGTATCATTAAATTGATTCCTGAAGAGTTCGGTAACACAAGACAGAAGATAACCTATCCTAGAATGACTACAACAGGCATAGAAACGCTTATCTCTCGTAGAGAGCAGTTGTATACCTTTAACGGATTTTGGAACGTTGCAGCGCAAGGAAATGGCCAACCACTTTGGTCAACTCAGTGGAGTGACTTAGTAACTCAGTATCCAATAGATAAAGTACCAAACACTAAGAGTGTAAGAGCTGTATCTGTATCTTATCAGAAAGCTAAGATTAAATCAGACTTTGCTAAAGTAAGATTGATTCAGGATCAGTACTCTAGATTTAAGTTTATTAACACAATCCAAATAACACAAACCAATCCATAATACCATGAAAGAAAAAGAACTTTTCACCACAGTGAAGCCAGAGATAGTAATAGGACAACTGTTCCAGTCTCGTGACATCATTCACATTGCACACTTGCAGACAACTTCTTTTAGTGAGCATAAAGCACTAGACGGTTACTACACTGAAATTATTGACCTAATTGATGATATCATAGAGTCTTACTTCGGAACAATAGGTAAAAGACTTAACTTTAAGATTCCTGCATCTGAGTATATGAATGCAAAGACTCACTTAATCTACATGAAAGATTACATGATGAAGCATCGTGGAGTATTCGGTATGGAGAACACTCACCTACAAAACTCAATTGATGAGGTAATTAGTTTAATTACTAGTACCTTGTATCAACTTACTTTAACTTAAACTAAATAAAATATAATTATGAATCGTCTAAAGAATTCTTACTCTACCTGCATGAGTTGCGGAGGTAAGAAAATGAAATCAGGAGGTAAATGGATTCAGTCTGCTATCAAGAAGCCAGGTTCTTTCACAGCACAAGCTAATAAAGCTGGAATGTCTGTTCCTGCTTTCCGTGATAAAGTACTAAGCAACAAAGGCGCTTACTCTTCTACTACTGTAAAGAGAGCTAACTTGGCTAAGACACTTTCAGGAATGCGTAAAGGAGCAGAAGGTATGGAAGTATCTAGAAGAGAACTTAAGGCAGGCAGAAAAGAAGTAATGGGTATGGAGCCTCAAGGACTTACTGCTACTACTAATTCTGTAAACCTTACAACTCCTACTCCTATTGAAAGTCCTGCAAATTGGTACAATGAATCTATCTGGGATAAAGCACAAGCAGAGAATGCTGTTCGTCCTGTAGCTAACACTCCTGTGTCTTCTGCTAACCCAAGTGTTAAAGGAGGTTCTGAAAAGGTAAGAGCTTACCAAGAAATGCTTCGTAGTAAAGGTTATGATATTGCAGCTGATGGTGCTTGGGGTCCCAAGACTCAAAAAGCTTACGAATCTTACATTAAGTCTAAGACAATGTCATCTGCTCCTAAAGCAGCGGCTAAGACTACTAGCACTTCCTCTTCTCAAAGCTGGAACTACACTCCTGCACAATGGGATGCAGCACAAAGACAAAATGCTATGAGACCAGTTGCTGGTGCTACATATGGCCCAACTAAAGCTAACATGATGGTTTCCAAACCTGCTCCAGCTGCTCCTGTAAACAGAGCACCTATTGCTGCTCCAGGTAAGCCTGTAGCTAAGAAGTCTACTCCTGATCAAATGCCAGCATGGGCAAAGAAAGTAGTAGCAAAAAATGCTGCAAAAAATACTGGATCAAGAGCTCCAATTAAGTTGAGATAATGTTTGTCCCAGGAGTAAACGGTTCTATAATTGCAAATTCTAATGCACCCTCAGGTTCAAGACTTAAGGGTGCATATAAGAATTCTAAGAAGTTTGTAAAGGGGGGAAAAGCATCTAACGACAAGCAGATGGTTAATGGAGTAGCGAGTATCTTACGTAGAGTTAAAGACTCTAAGAATAGATCACAACTAGCTAATCAACTATCTAAACAGTTTAAGAGAGAAAAAGTAAAGTATGATTTAGCTTCTTTCTTAAAAAAATCTAAAGTAAAAAAATAATATGTTGGCTTTAACAGAGGATCAGGTAACTAAGTACATTACTAACAAGAGTCGTAGTGGAGTTATTTATAAAATTACCAACCTAGTTAATGGTCATTTTTACATAGGAAGTAGTCAGAACTTTATTAAAAGATATTATACACACCTTAATCACATAAGAATAAATAAAAGCTCTTGTACTGTTTTAATTCGTGCAGTTATTAAATACGGAGAGAATAATTTTAAATTAGAGATAATAGAAGAATGTGAAACTCAAGATCTACTTGCAAGAGAACAACATTACTTAGATACTTTATTGCCTGAGTATAACGTGGCAAAGATTGCAGGAAGTAACACTGGAATAAAGAGAAGTAAAGAAACCAAGGAAGCAAAGTCTGCGCAACAAAAACAAAACTGGCAAAATACAGAATACAAAGACAAACACTTAAAACTATTATCTAAGAATTGGAAATCTGGAGAAGCACACAGTATGGCAAAATTGACCGAGTCAGACGTAGTTAAGATAAAAACAAAACTACAATTGGGACATAAGCCAAAAGAAGTTGCAGATATGTTAGGACTTAGTTACTATTCTGTAAAAGACATCCATAGAGGTAAAACTTGGAAAAACGTAATAATATGAAAAAGAAATTAAATAAACTGGGTGTAGAAAATTCTTTATGGAATAACATCCGTGCTAAGAAAGGTTCTGGAAAGAAACCTACTCCAGAGATGCTTAAGCAAGAACGTAAGATTAAACGTAACATGGCTGAAGGCGGTAAGATGCCTACTAGTGTTGCTAAGGCTAGATTCGTAGCAGCTAATAAAGGAAATGTATCTGAGGCTAGACAAGATGCTTCTAAATACGGATACAAGTTTATGGCTGGCGGTAGACTTAAAGCCGCTTACATGGCTAAGGGTGGAACCATTGCTAAAACAACTAAAGGCCCAGGAGCTAACTACCGTCCTACTAAGCAAGGAGCAGGTATGACTCAGAAGGGAGTTATGGCTTATCGTAGAGCTAACCCAGGTTCTAAATTAAGTACTGCTGTTACAGGCAAAGTTAAAGCAGGTAGCAAAGCAGCTAATCGTAGAAAGTCCTACTGTGCTCGTTCATTAGGTCAATTGCGTAGATCTAAACAATCTACACAGAATGATCCTAATAGCAGAATCAGACAAGCACGTAGGCGTTGGAAGTGCTAAACTAAAATACTAAAAAACTAAAACTAAATACATGGCAACTAAAGCATCTAAAACTAAATCAACCTCTACAGCTTCTAAGTTTAAAGTTAAACCTAAGATCAGAAGAAAGGGAGTTGTAGCAAAGACTAAAGCTTCAAAGTTAAAGTCTAGCAAAAATTATCTTAAGAAAAGCAGAGGTCAGGGGTAAGCAATTACCCCTTGCTTTTTTTTATTAATCTCGTATATTTGTATAACTAGCTTATTCTCAAGCAGTTATTAACTTTTTATGTTAATAACATAAATCATTAAAACATGTTAAGAAACAGACTTTTTAAAAGATTCGCTAAAAACGGTATCGAAGAACCTGTAGATAAAATATCTAATGCAGGCTTAGATCCTATTCAGCAGTATCCCACTCTTGAGGAGTTGACTAGTAAGATGAAGCCTATTACTCCTAGTATGATGGGTAAAGGTATTCCTAAGACAGAGGAACAGTACGAGACAAATTCTGGAGAGTTGTCTATCAATGCTAAAAGTTTTGAGTCTAAGGCTATTGACCCAATAGAAGAAAAGGGTCCTTTTGGTAATCGCATGTTTGAGAACATGTTTAACCAAGAACAAACTCTTAGAGCAGGAGAAGAACAAACAAGTACTCCTAGTAGTGTGAAGAAAGCACAAAACATAAGTGATGAAGTTGCTTCTCAGTATGATCCTAAAAAACAATTTAAGTTTCCTAATCTAGGTATAGATCCTGGAGACGCAATTACACTAGGACTATATGGAGTAGATGCAGCTCTTACATACAATCAAGACTTAGAAAACCAACGCAAGTTTAACGAATCAATACAACAAAGAAACTCTAAGCCCGTATACGACTATAACTATATGTATGGTCGCACTACAAGCGGAGGCACAGAGTATCAACCTACAATTAAAGCAGAAATGGGTGCAAAAATAAACAAGCGTTATGCTAGTGAAGGCATGAACGATGTAGAGATCGAAGGTGGAGAATTTATCCAACTTCCTAACTTAGATACTGAGATGGCAGAAGGCCCTTCTCATAGTAACGGAGGTATCCCTACAAACCTTCCTGATGAAACTCGTGTATACTCTAACAATCTAAAGCCAGAAGGATCTAAGAAGACCTTTGCCCAGATTGCTAAGAACTACGATACCACTTCTTATAAGAAAACTTTAGAGAATCCTTTTGCTAAGCAAGTAGATAAAGACACTGCTAGTTTAATGATGCAACGTAACCAAAGAATTCTTGATGATCTTTTCAGAGATCAACAGATTCTTAATGGAGACTCTAATGGAGAAGTAGAAGCAAAGAATGGAGCTAGCATTAACAATGCAGGCTTCAAGGCACTTCCTCAGAGTGTGCAAGATAAAATACTTGCAGAAATGAAGTATGGAGGATTTGCCCAAAGAGAAGCTCAGTCTTTAGAAATGGTTGATGGTGGTACTCCACCCTCTAAAGCAGGTATTCCTAAAAATCTTCAAGAGTATGTTAACTGGGATCCTCAGGCAGGTGGAGGAAAAGGAGCATGGAGACTAGAAGTACCAGAAGGCTTACCTTCTAGTAAATTAAAAGAAATTGCAGCAGCTGCTAATACTCAAGGATACAAAAATCTAGTACAAACATCTAACCCTAGATTAAAAGGACAATCAGCTAAGTACGAAGGATACTATGCAGGTCTTACTCCTCAAGACTACGAGAGACGAATTGTAGAAGAAGAGTTGGGACCAGATGCTACTACTAGCATGGATGAGTTAGGTATCCGTAAGAAAGCATTTGAGTTAGTAGGTATTAATCCTAACGATTATAATATAGAAGATCCAACTGGTTTATATAACAGTAAAGATTTTAGACAGAAGTTTTATCAAGGGTTTACTAAGTATCTACCTGAAGGACAGTTTAGACCTGACTTAGGTAATGACTTTAGATTTGGTTTTGAGCACTACGATGCTATTAAAGGAAAACCAAAAGATCCACAAACTACAGGAACTACTCCAGTAAAGCCAACTAATATTCCTACCTACAATCCTGTTACAGGTGGAGTAGATAATAAATATATCAGAGGAGAGTTTCCTTTGTACCAAGCTATTCCTGAAGCTATGGGGTATGCTCAAGCACAAGAAATATATCCTTATGCTATTCCAGAAATAGATGCTCCTTATGTTCGTCCTCAGACTTTAAATATTCAAAGTGAACTACAGGACATTGATAACATGGGAACCTCTACTATGAGAGCAGGTGCTGATCCACTACAGGTTTATATTGCAGGATTGGATGCTAAGCAAAAAGCTTTCCAGGCTAAACAAAACTATGATGCTCAAGCACGTTCTCAAGCAGACATGGCTAATGCAGAAATGAGTTTTAGTGCTGACAGATTAAATCAAGGAGCATTTGATCAA